TATCAGGTGGTAATGCTACAAACTCAGGAGCAAACTACTCATTATTTGGCGGAACTCATGCTACTCTTGCAAATATTCATAGATGGCGTGTTGGCGGAAGTGAGGCAGCAAGAATCGATGCCTCTGGAAATTTTGGAATCGGAACGAGTTCGCCAACTCCTTTCCTTGCTAATTCAAAAACCTTAGAAATATCAGATGATTCAGGTGTTGGTTCAGAATTAATTTTAACCAACGACTCTGCTATGTCTGCTAATGAAATTGTTGGTAGTTTAATATTTAAAAATACAGATGCTAGTGGTACTCCAAATCATTTTGCAGGTTTAAGAGCTAGAGCAGAATCTACCTTCGGAAGAATGGATTTAGAATTTTATGCTGGTAGAAGCAGAATGGAAGGTGGTACTCCAGATATGGTAATCATACCAAATGGAGCAGACGCACAGGCAAACGTGGGAATCGGAACGAGTTCGCCAAGAGCAACTTTAGATTTGGGTAGTGGTAGTGGTGATGGAACTTTAAGTAATACACCTTCAGATTATCAATTAATCTTAGAAGCAGCACAAAGTACAACAGGTGATATAGGAAGAAATATTGCATTTGTTAATGGTACAAATAATGTAAGTGCTGCTATCAATTCATACGATGCTGGAACAGGCTTAACTAATGGATTGGTTTTTGCTACAGCAGCTTCAGGAACTTTAACAGAACGCATGAGACTGGATTCGTCTGGACGATTATTTTTAGGCACATCAACAGTTGCTACTGCTAATGCTGCTGGTGATGACTTTGTAATCAAAGGAAGCGGAACTAGCGTAGGAATGACAATAGCACAAGATAATGCTAATGGTACTGGTTCAATATTCTTTGGCGACCCAAATAGTAGTTCAGCAGGTTCTATTAGATATAATCACAATACAGGCGACATGGCTCTTAATGTTGAAGATAATTTAAACATTAGTGCTGACAATGTTGGAATCGGAACGAGTTCGCCAACAGGTGACGGAACTGCTTTACACATTCACGGCTCAACTCATTCAACTTTACATCTTACCAATTCAACTACAGGTTCAACAATCTCAGATGGATTTGATATTATCACAGATGGCTCAGATGCTTTGTTAAGAAACAGAGAAGATGCAGCAATAAAGTTTAGAATAGGCAGCTCTGAAGTTCTTAGAATGAACTCAACAGGTGTTGGAATCGGAACGACTTCGCCAGACGCACCTTTAACAGTTCATAGCAGTTCTGATCCTGAAATAAGACTTGGTTATAGCTCTACACAAGACCATAAAATTTCTTGGGACAGTTCAAAATTATTTATAAATGCTGACCCTGATAATGCTAATAGTAATTCTGCTCTAGGCTTTAAAGTTGATGGAAGTGAAGCTGGAAGGTTTGATTCGTCTGGAAATTTATTAATAGGTCAAACAACAGGAAATGTTTATAACCAAAGTTCTGTATCAGGTTTTAAACTTGATGGTGCAAATGGTAATCTACAAATAGCTAGAAGTGGAAACACAGTTGCTTTCTTTAATCGTATGACTAGTGACGGAACTATTGCAGACTTTAGAAAAGATGGTACTTCGGTTGGAAGTATTGGTGCTAATGGTGGAAGATTAATTGTTGGTTCAGATGACACATATTTATTCTTTGATAGTGGTTCAACTCCATCAATAAGACCACATGATGGTAGTGCAGCTACATCAGGTGTTGTTGATATTGGTGAGTCAGGTTCTAGATTTAAAAACTTATTTTTGGATGGTTATTTTAAATCAGGTAGCAATGTTTATATCGGTAAGGGTAGTTCTATCTCAGGTTCGTATGGTGCTGATGATATTGTTTTAGATAGCGAAGCTGCTAATAGCAAAATAATATTTAGAAATCTTGGTGGTAGTGAGTCTGCAAGAATCGATGGGTCTGGAAATTTCTATGTTGGAACTACAAACACAACGCTATATTCAGCAACTTCAGGTGGCGGTATTTATGCAGTGCCTAATGGTTCTACAACTATTGCAAGACAATCTACAAGTTCAACACAGCCTTTATTTATATTAAATGAGACTGGGGTTGATGGTACTCTACAAGAGTTTAGAAAAGATGGAACTATAGTTGGAAGTATTGGTGTAGCAGCATCGGATAATTTTTATATAGGTGCTTCAGCATCAGGTCATGCAGGACTGTATTTTGATAATGGAAATATGGTACCCATGTCTGCAAACTTACCAGCGGATGATGCAATTGATTTAGGATCAAGTTTGGTTCGTTTTGATGATATCTATGCAACTAACGGAACTATCCAAACCTCAGACATAAACGAAAAACAAGATATAGAAGATTTAACAGATGCAGAAACTAGAGTTGCAGTTGCAGCTAAAGGCTTACTTAAAAAGTACAGATGGAAGTCTGCTGTTGAAGAGAAAGGCGATGACGCTAGAATTCATTTTGGAATCATGGCTCAAGACCTACAAAACGCTTTTACTGCTGAAGGATTAGATGCAGGTGATTATGGTATGTTTATATCAACCACTTGGACTAATGATGATGGAGTAGAGCAAACTAGGTTAGGAGTCAGGTATAATGAACTCTTAGCATTTATTATTGCAGTAATTTAACACAGGAGAATAAAAATGGAATGGAATGTAAAAACAGTTGACGTACACCCTAAAGAAGAAGGGCATGATGATGTGATCTATAATGTGCATTGGTCAGTATCTAAAGAAGATGGAGAATACTCTGCATCATCTTATGGTACTCAAAGCATAGATACATCTGATTTATCTAACTTTAAACCTTTTGATGAAGTAACATCAGAGATGGTTCAAGGTTGGGTTATAGACGCTATGGGCGAAGAAGAAGTTGCTAACTTAGAAGCAAATTTAGATTCACAAATAGAAAATGAAAAAAATCCAACTTCAATTACTAAAACTTTAGATTCTTAGTATGGAAGCAATCTTTGAAATAATTATCCTAGTGGTAGTTATTGGGTTTATAATTAATAAAAAGAAACCAGAGTGGATTGATTGGATTAAATCCAAATTAACGAAATAAAATATTATGGCAGATACAGTTACAACAAACTTAAATTTAACCAAACCAGAAGTAGGAAGTTCTACTAATACCTGGGGTACAAAATTAAATACAAACCTAGACTTAGTTGACCAAGTTTTTTCATCCAATGGTAGTGGCACAGGCGTTGGATTAAATATTGGTGGCACATTAAGATTTACCGATACTAATAGTTCTAACTATGTTGGTTTTGAATCACCAACATTGTCGGCTAACCAAATATGGAAACTACCAACAGCAGATGGAACTTCTAATCAGGTTATAAAAACAGACGGCTCTGGTAACTTATCTTTTGCAACCATATCAGGAACAACGATCAACAATAATGCAGACAATAAAGTTATTACAGGAAGTGGTACTGCTAATACTTTAGAAGCTGAAACTAACTTTACTTATAACGGTACTGTAGTTGGAATGGGAACACACGGAACCTCTGTTGCTGCTAACTCTAATACAGGAACAGGATTACAAATTGCTAATGGTGGATATGGTTATGGAACACCTAGCAATACAGGTGACTTATTAATATACAACAATGTTAATGCAACCTTAACACTTCACTCAGGGGGATATCACCCAAGCACTCCAAATGGAACTAGCAAAATTCAATTTAACAAAGCAGTTCAAACCAGTCCAGATGTTGAAAATACTAATGATGTAGGTTCTATTGAATATACTAATAGTTCAAACACAATGACTTTTAAGACAGATAATTCTACTGCTTTAACAATAAGAGATGATGGAGATGTAGGTATAGGTGAAACTTCTCCAATGGGTAAACTTCATATTAGAAATTCTGATACAAACTGCGGTAGTATTGATAGTAATGCAGATGAATTGGTTTTAGAAAATAATGACAACTGTGGAATGACAATTCTTGCCAAGAATGATTCTGAAAGTAGTATTAATTTTGGCGATGAACAAAACAATAATATTGGACAGTTAAATTATGCTCATAGTGACAACAGTATGAGATTTGATACTAATGCTCAAGAAAGACTAAGAATTGGAAGTACAGGAATCATAGGAATTGGACAAGCATTAGATGGCGTTACTTCTGCATCAACCATTGGTGCAAGTATGCACCCAGACGGAGCAGTTAATATTTGTTATTCGGGTACTGCTTCTCATACACTTATGCACTTTAGAAATGGCAACAACTCAATAGGAACAATACGAGGTCTTAATACCAGCGTTTCATATAATACAGCCTCAGACTATAGACTAAAAGAAAATGAAGTAGCTATATCAGATGGCATCAATAGATTAAAAGAATTACAGCCATACAAATTTAATTTTATAGCCGAGCCAGATGTAATAGTAGATGGTTTCTTTGCCCACGAAGTACAAGACATAGTTCCAGAAGCAATATCTGGTGAAAAAGATGGTGATGAAATGCAAGGCATTGACCAATCTAAATTAGTTCCTTTACTCACAGCAGCATTACAAGAAGCAATAACCGAAATAGAAATACTAAAAGAAAAAGTAGAAGCATTGGAGAATTAATCATGGCATTAATCCAAGTCACACCGCCAGCTGGTATCGTTACCAACGGTACTGAGTATGCAAATAAAGGTAGATGGATTAATGGCAATTTGGTACGTTTTGAAAATGGTTATCTAAGACCTATTGGTGGTTGGGAAAAAATAAAAACAACTGCCTTAGATGGAACTCCAACCAATATGTTTTCCTACATCACCAATGATGGAACGAATATATTAGCAGTAGGCACAAGACAAAAAGTATACGTCATGGTTGGTGATACTTGGTATGACATTACACCATCTGGCTTTGTTAATGACTCATCACTAGACCCACTGGGTTATGGTGCATATCATTGGGGCGTTGAAGATTATGGTGATGCTCGTTCACAATCAGGCTTAGATTTTAATACTAATAACTTTTCTTTTGATAACTTTGGTGAACTATTAATATTCTGTTCATCATCAGATGGTAAAATATATCAATGGAATCCAGCTTCTCCTAGTTCTATTGCAACAGTTGTAACTAATGCACCAACAAATTGTCAGGGTATTTTTGTTACAAACGAAAGACATGTTGTAGCCTACGGAGCTGGTGGCGATCCTAGAAAGGTGCAATGGTCATCAAGAGAAACACTAACAACATGGACAGCAGCAGCTACTAATACAGCTGGTGATTTACAAATACCAACAGGCGGTAGAGTATTACATGCTGCTAAATGGCAAACAGATATTATTATCTTTACCGATACAGGTATTGCTAGAATGTACTATACAGGTTCTCCTTTTATCTATGGTATTCAAGATGCAGGAACAAACTGTAAAGCTGTAAGTCCTAGAACAGTTGTAACAGCTGGAGCTTTTTTAACTTGGATGGGTGAAAACTCATTCTTTATATTTGATGGTACAGTTAAAGAAATATCATGCGATGTGCATGACTATATATATGACAATCTAAATACAACCTACAGAAAGTCATCGTGCGGTGGACATAACTCTAACTACAATGAAATGTGGTTTTTCTTTGCCTCTGGTGATTCACAAATACCAAACAAATATGTTATATGGAATTATGTTGAAAATGTATGGAGTATAGGAACTTTAGATAGAAGTTGTTGGTTAGATCAAGGCGTATTTGATTTTCCAATAGCTTGCGATAGTTCTGGATTTATATATCAACACGATAGCACCACATTAAATAACTCTGAAAATTTAGGTAACTCCGTACCTTTTTGTGAGAGTGGCCCAATAGAAATAGGCAATGGTGATAACTATGTGCAATGTAATCAGATTATTCCAGATGAAGAAGCAGCTGCATTACCAGGAGTAAGTTTAAGTTTTAAAGGAAAGTTTACACCACTAGGAGCAGAAACAGATTTTGGTACATTTACTTTTAATAGTGATGGTTACACAGACGCAAGATTTACAGCAAGACAAGTTAAAATGAAAATTACAGGTGATACCGACCAAACATTTCAGGTTGGTAAGATACGATTAAACGTAAGAAAAAGAGGGCGTAGGTAATGGCAAGACGAGCCTTAACAAGACCAGGCCCCGTATTTAATACTGAATATCAAAACTACTTGGTATCAGAAATAGAATATAGAGATGGCTTAACCTTTAAAAAGGGAGAGCGTATTGAAGCAAATGGCCCAGATCAAACTGAGCTAGTATTAATAAGTCCAAATGGAACAAAATATAAAGTCGAAGTTGACGATAGTGGAAACCTCTCAGCAACAGCAACAGTCTAAAGAAGACTGGGAAATAGAGTTTGAGAGACTAGAACACCATATTATTAGTGCATTAAAGCACCAAGATAGGTATAATCTAAGTGATATTAAAGAAAAAATAGGCCAAGGAATATTTCATATTTGGCCAGGAAAAGATGCTTTTTACATATCTAGTTTTGGCGAGTTTCCAAAATATAAAGTTTTAAATTTATTTTTGTGTGCTGGAAATTACCAAGAATTAGAAAAAATGTTACCAAGTATTGAAAAATTTGCAAAACATTGTGAATGTAAATATCTTTATGGCGGTGGTCGTAAGGGATGGATAAGAAAATTAAAGCATCTTGGTTTTGAACAAGAATATATAATAAAAAAGGAATTATAATTATGGGATGGGAAACAATAGCAGCAGGAGTAGGTGGAGCATTACTTGGTGGCGGTGGCGGTAGCAGTAATCAAACTGTAACAAATTCTATTGACCCACAATCACAAGCAAGATTTCAAGACTTATATCAAAGAGGACAACAGCTTTATGATACACCATTTCAACCATTTACAGGAGAAGGTGTTGCTGGTTTCACTCCAGACCAGTTAGCAGCACAAGGTCAAGTTAAAAACATGCTTGACCAATCATTAAGATTTGACCCTAGAAATCAATTAAATGAACTAGCAGGACAAGGCCCTCAATCTGTAAATGTTAAATCTTTATTAGATGGAGATATAGGTGCATATCAAAATCCATTTAGACAACAAGTTATAGACAACACACTTAGCGATCTTGATAGGGCAAGACAAATGCAAATACAAAGCGACCAAGATGCAGCAATAGGACAAGGTGCATTTGGTGGTTCACGTTCAGCAATATTAGAATCAGAAACCAATAGAAACTATTTTGACAGAGCTGGTGATATAACCTCAAAATTAAATCAGAAAGGGTTTGATAGTGCAGTGAATTTAATGGGTCAAGATATTAACAGACAGTTTGATGCTGATAGATTTAATTCTAATCTTGGTATGCAAAATAGAAACTTCCAGGCTAATTTATTAAACAATCAATTAGCAGACCAATACAGATCACTTGGTTTATTCTCTCAAATAGGAAATCAACAACAAGGACTTAATCAAGCACAAAATGAATTTGATTATGGCGAGTTCCTAAGAGGTTATGACGATCCATTTAAAAGATTTGGTGTTTTATCGGGTGCTGTTTCTGGGCTACCAGTACAATCATCTCAAACATCAAGCTATAGCCCTGGTTTTGGACAAACTGTAACAGGATTATTAGGCGGTGCTTTAACAGGTGGTGCCTTTAATGATGGCGGTTTCTTATCAGGCTACTTTAATTAAGGGATAAATATTATGCAAAAACCATTATCTTTTTATCAACCAACGATGCAAATACCAGATACTACTTCTGGTTTTGATATTAATAATCTTGGCAATCTTAATAATCCATTTGGTATGCTACAAAATTCACAGATACAACCAGATATGAGTTTTTTACAATCGCCAAACTTTAACCCCAATCCTGTTGCAAAAAAACCAAGTAACAATTTAAAACAACAACAGTTGGGTAACATGCTTTTAGCTTTATCTGATATTTATGGTGGTAGAAATCCCAATCCTGGCATGATGCAAAGAAGCCAAATGATGAGAGAACAAAAAGAAAGAGCAGAGAGACAGGCTAAAATGACTCAGTATAAAGAAAATAATCCTGGTATGGTTGGTATGTTAGAGGCTTTAGAAGCTGGTATTCCATATCAAGTATTAATGATGCAACAAAATAAAAATAATAATTCTAATAAATTAAGATTTGGAAACGAAGACAAATTAAGAGATGAACACCAAAAACTATCTGGTACTTTTATTGATGTAAGAGATGCTTATGGAAGAATATTAAGTAATGCTGAAGAACAAACAGCAGCTTCAGATTTATCATTAATATTTAACTATATGAAAATGTTAGACCCTGGTTCTGTTGTAAGAGAGGGTGAGTTTGCTAATGCTCAAAACTCTGCTGGTGTACCTGATAGAATTAGGTCAAGATACAACAATGTTCTAAGTGGTGAAAGGCTTGCTGAAAATACAAGACAAGACTTTATACAAACTGCACAAGATTTATATGCAACGCAACTAGCATCACAAAGCTATTTAGATAAAAACTATGAAGATTTAGCAACATCTTACGGGTTAGACCCTGATAAAGTTGTTTTAGATTTTGGATCTCCAATAGCTAAAAAAGAGTTTAAATATGATTTATCTATAATGAGCAATGAAGACTTAGCGTCACTAGATGAATCACAATTTACTGAAGAACAAATTAAAGAAATTGAAAAAGAAATTAAAAAAAGGCTACCATAATGTCGGATTTTAAAGAATTACAAAAGCAACTACTTGAAAACAATAATCAAGAAATAAAAGGTATGGAATTAAAACCATCTTTATCAAGTAATTTGGCAAGATCAGCTATCGGTCAAGGATTGTTATTCGGATTTGGTGATGAATTAGAGGCTGGTGTTAGGGCATCTTTTGATAAATCAAGAACTTATGATGATTTTATAAAAGACATTAGAGGAAACTTAGAACAATTTAGAAAAGATAGTCCTGGACTGGCTTATGGTTCAGAAATAGTAGGCTCTATTCCAGCAGCATTAACTGGAGCTGGTGCTTTGGCAAAATTAGGTGTTAAAGGTGTTGGAAAGGCAGCAGGTATAGAGGGTGCTATTTATGGAGCGGGTACTGGCGAAGGTACAAAAGAAAGATTAGTACAAGCACCAATAGGAGCTGCAATAAGTGGCCCAGCTGCTATGGTTGGTAGTAAAGTTTTACCAAAACTAACTGACAAAGCTAAAAAACTACAAGACAAAGGAATAAGACTAACATTAGGACAGCAAATTGGCGGTAGCGATGGTACTTTATTTGGAAATCTCCTAGAAAATGTTGAAACAATGTCAACATCTATTCCTGCGGTAGGTCAAGCTGTTGCAAAAAGAAGAGTAGAATCAATAATTGATTTTAATAGAGTTGCATTAAATGAGGCTATAGAACCAATTGGTTTAAAAATACCAAAAGAGCTTTCACCAAGAGAAGCATTTGAGTTTGTAGATGATGCTGTATCAAAATCTTATGATGACGTTCTTGGCAAATTATCAATAGACAATACAAAGAAACTTGAAGAAAGAATATTACAAACATTAGTAAACTCAGATTTAGATGAAACAACGCAAAATGCTTTACTTAAACAAATGGAAAAGAAAATTTTTGATAAAATTAAAAATGGAAAACTTGATGGTAAAAAAATTAAAAATTTAGAAACAGAGCTTGGAAGATTAGAAAGATCATATTTGCCTAAAGGTGGTTTTGAGGGCGAGATTGGTATTGAGTACGGTAACATTAAAAAAGTATTACTTAGTGAGTTAGCAGATCAAAATAATGGAGCAAAAGAATTACAAAAAATTAATCAGGCTTATGGAAATTTAATACCAATTAAAGAAGCTATGGCATCTGCTATAGCTAGAGAGGGTGTATTCACACCAGCTCAACTATTAAGAGGTATTAAGAAAACCGATAAGTCTAAATATAAAACAAAATCATCAAAAGGTAATAAACCGCTTCAACAAACAACAGATTTAGCTAATGAAATTATTGGTAATGCTTTTCCCGACTCTGGAACAGCCTCAAGAATTATTACAGGTAATATTGTTACTGATGCAACAGAAGCATTACCCTTTGTTGCTCCTGGTTTATTGTCAAGTTTAATGTATTCTGGAGCAGGAAGACCTATAACAAACGCTATTATAAGAACACCAGAGTTTTTAACTAGAACAACATCACCTGTTGCTAGTTCTTACATAACTCCAGAAATATTACAAAATTTAGAAGAAGAAAAAAGATTAGAATATTTAAACAGTTTGCTAAACTAACATGACATACCATGCCACGCGAGACGGAGCGGATAGGTAGAAGTGGTGAATATTTAGCCTGCTCAGTTCTAGCGAGAGAATCAGACACCGTTACAATAATGCCCCATACATCCCATGCTGATGTGATCTTTGAGTGGAAACATAAACTATATAGATGCCAAGTTAAAACAGTTACACATATAGAAAAGACAAAAAAGAACTGGCGGTTTGATATTCGTAAAGGCATTACCACCACAGGAAGACATTATAAAAAAAATCAAATAGATATAATCGCAATGGTTAATCTTAAATACCAGACTGTATGCTTCAGAGCCTTTTCTGATTGTCAAACAACACAAATCACGATAAAGGACGAAATTATGAAATCAATCAATTCTATTGAAAGTTTAAAAGAAGCTATGGAGTCGATTGTTTTGGCGACTGATAGTCGACAAGGCAAAAATGAGTCGACTTCTGGTGCTGAAAAAACTGCAATAAATGGCTGATTTCTGCTCTTTGACCCCTTCGTCTATCGGTTAGGACACCTGGTTTTCATTCTTAAATATTATCCATCACACAGTTTCTCGACTCTACATTATTTCCCTAAAAACCCTTGTTTTCTTTACAAGATTCGATTTATAATCTACTGAATAGGTAATTAAAATACACGTCATTTCGACACTAAAGGTCGACTGTATGGCGACTCTGCTTGGAGGTACGAGTTATGGCTAGATATAAAAGAGATACAAAGGTAAACAATTTATTAATCACAGAAA